CGTACAAGGTGACCCGTGGAATGTCTCCAAAGGTGTTTGCCATTGAGCGTGACGGCAAGCCGGTGGATCAGACTGCAACGGTAAAAGATTACCAGACGATTTTGGAAACACAGATTCTTAAGATGAACTACAAGACATTCTGTCAGGTAGTGATTCTTGGATCCACGAACTACGTGCCGTTTATGCGCTTGTCCGCAGCCGACCGCCGAACCGTGGTGGAGAACCTACTGGACATTGATGTGTTCTCCAAGATGAACGAGATCCTGAAGAGCCGAATTCTTGAAACCAAGGAACGGATCCGTGAAATAGAGAGAGATCTGAAGACGCTTAACTTGAACATTGCCAACAAGCAAAATGTTGTTGACATGATTCAAAAGAAGGCAGACGAGCAAATAGAGTCGTACTCCAAAAAACTGGAGGAAGACAAGACTGAACTGGCAAGCCTGCTAGAGAAGAAGGTGGCTCTACAGGAGCAGATTGCTGCGCTTTCGCAGAGCGTGGAATCGGCAGACAAGCAGCGAGACAGTCTCACCCAAATGCTGTCTGTGCGTAAAAGCATGGAAACGGCTATGCGTAAAGCAAAGGAAGAGGAAGGCTTCTACCACGACAACGAAGAGTGTCCGGTGTGCCGTAGTGGACTAGCCCACGAGTTCCGTGATGGAATGATTGGAAAGAAGAAAGCCCGTCAGGTGGAGTTGCAGGAGGGCATCGACAAGATTGCTGCCATGATTGATTCCGCGAAGGCAGTGGTAAAGCAGAACACCGAAGTGGTGCAACAGATAGAGTCTGCAAAGAGTCAAATGGGTGGTGTGGACTCTGAAATTGTTTCGTGTAAGGGGTACATCAAGTGGTTGGCTGATCTGATTGCAAAAACCGAGAGCGAGAAGCGGAGCGTGGCTATCGAAACTGCTGCTCTTGAAGAACTGCAAACACAGCACAAGGGGCTTGAAGGTGACTGCAAGGGACTGGTGGAGTCTGCACACACAATGGATGTAGCGTCAGTTCTGTTAAAGGACAGCGGAATCAAGCGCAAGATTATTCGTAAATACATTCCTGCGCTGAATAAAATCATTAACAAGTACCTTGTCACAATGGACTTCTTTGCCCAGTTCACCCTGACGGAGGATTTTACTGAAGTAATCAAGAGCCGTTACCGCGACGAGTTCTCTTACGACAACTTTAGTGAGGGCGAAAAATTGCGTATAGACGTTAGCCTGCTGCTTGCGTGGCGTGACATTGCCCGAATGAAAAATAGCGCAAACACCAATCTGCTTATTCTTGACGAAGTATTTGATTCTTCCCTTGACGGCATGGGCACGGAAGAGGTAATTAAAATACTCCAAGGGATGGGCAAGTCAAACAACATATTCATCATCAGCCATAAATCAGACCAACTACTTGACAAGTTCCCAAATGTGCTAGTATACAAGAAGATCAACAACTTTAGCAAACTATGCTCACCATGACTCGTCAATCGTCGCGGCAACGTCTCCTGTCCGAACCTCTGTTCCCTACCGACTCCACCCCCGAGGAATTGGAGTCTGTACTAGACAAGTGCCTGTACTGGTACAGGGAGAACTTTAAATTTCCACAGGCAAAGGAGTGGGTTGCCGAATATCTTAAAACCCGAGGAGACAAGGACGGGGCACGGGTGTGTCACCGAGGCAGCAAGTCTACCCTACGGACATTGGCTCCGTATTGCCGTCTCCATAGCCGTGGTTTCCCGTTCTCCCCTGCCCAACAGGAGCAAATGGACAAGTGGACGGGGGAACTGCTTGCAGAGGCTAGGGAAGCCACTCCAGCGGCTTCCGATGGAGCAGACCGACCCAATGTGCAAGAACGAATTCAGGCAAAGGCAAACGCCCTCCTAACGGTTTTAGAGCCTGTGATTGACAACACCGTTAACACAATTACTTCAGGCAAGGCAAAGGAAGAACCCTTAACGCGGTGGGTACGTAACACAGAAATGACCGGACCCGTCGCTGCGGTGATTCGTGACCGCCTGCTGCGGACGGCTGTGGATCTACGGGCAGCACTGGACGAAACAGACTCCGACCTAGTGGAGGGGTACTCATATTTCAAACCAAAGCACCTGAAGCAAGCGGTTGGAGTATTTGAATCCGCTGTTCAAATAATGCGTGACCGCATGGGGCTGCTGAAGCAAGTACGAAAGCCTCGGAAGCGCAAAGTCAAGCCACCGGAACACCAAGTTCGTGGGCTAAAGTTTATGCCCAAAAGTGACGAGTTTGGAGTTGCTTCTGTGCCGCCTGCTAGTATGATTGGTTCACAAGGACTCATTGTGTTCAACACCAAGAACAACAAGGCAACCGTGTTTGTAGCGGTGGAACCAAAGGCAGGACTCCATGTGAAGGGGTCTACTGTCTACGGTTGGGACACAGGCAAGTCGTTTGAGAAAACCGTGCGTAAGCCACAAGAGTTCTTGATGAACGAAGGTGGATGCCGCAAGACTTTCTCCGCAGCGGTTCGGTATTTGAATGGTGTGAAAACCAAGACCGCAGAGGCAAACGGTCGTATCAACAAGCACTGCCTCATTCTACAGGTACAGCAATGATTCTAGTTGACAACTCGCAGGTACTCATGTCCTCCATCTTTGCACAAGAGCGAGACGTTGGACAGATTGATGAGCGTTTGGTGCGGCACATAGTGCTGAACACGTACCGAACGTATCGCAAGAAGTTTCATCGTGAGTACGGTGAACTGGTGATCTGCAATGACTCGGGACAGTCGTGGCGGCGCGAATTCTTTCCGTTGTACAAAGCCAATCGCCGTCAGACTCGCAAGGACGATCAAGCCAAGTGGGACGAGTTCTACCGTATCCTGAACACTGTGCGCGACGAAATCAAGGAAGTGTTTCCGTATCGCACCATTGCTGTGAGCGGGTGCGAAGCGGACGACATTATTGCGTACCTTGCAAAGCGGTACTACCAAACCGAAAAGGTACTCATTTTGAGCGGAGACAAGGACTTTTCTCAACTCCACATCTTTCCTGGGGTGGCACAGTACTCGCCACTACAAAAGAAGTTTGTGGAAGTAGAGAACCCCAAGCAGTTCTTGATGGAACACATCATCAAGGGCGACTCATCGGACGGTGTTCCGAACATTCTTTCAGACGACGATTGTCTTGTCACAGACGGAAAGCGTCAGCACCCCCTTACAGGAAAGCGCATGAAGGAACTCGTGGATTTCATACGCGAGAACGGACACGTTCAGGAAAAGTACCGGATTGCGTGGAATCGCAACGAGACGCTGATTGATTTGCTTAACTTGCCGTCCAAGCAGGTTGAAAAAATTGAAAACGAATGGAATATGCCCTTTACCCCTAGCAGAGGTAAGATTCTCAACTACATGATAGAGAATGGGCTTCGCAACCTTACGGAGGATATTGGAGACTTCTGATGAGCAACAAAGAATGGAGATCGGAAACAGACACTCGCGCAAAGAAGGCGTGGAAGAGTGTTGAAAGAAAGCACAAGAGTGCGCGTCGTTCAGAGGAAAAGAAGCACCTGAAAGACATTGTGGACGATTTAAATGCAGGAAGAAAGGATCTGCGTGATGACTATGACTATGAAGACGAAGAGTGAAACCGGAGTGAAGATTTCCAGGAGAACCTTGGACATCCTCAAGAACTTCTCAACCATCAATTCAGGAATTCTAGTGAACGAGGGTAATCTGCTGACTACCCTTTCGTCCACGAAGAACATTCTTGCCGAAGCCCGTGTGGATGAGACTTTCCCTCGCCAATTTGCCATTTGGGACTTGAACAAGTTTCTTGGCACGGTGAGCCTGTTCAAAGATCCCGACTTTATCTTTGACGAGAACTTTGTCACGGTGAAGAGCGGGGGATCCAGTGTGCGGTACTACTACTGTGCACAAAATCTCGTGACTTCCACGAACAAGCGCATCACCATGCCTACTGCGGTGGTGGAGTTTGACCTGAAGGCAAAGGATTTCGCAGAAGTAATGAAAGCCGCGTCTGTGCTTCAGGTTCAGCACCTGTGTGTGCGTTCGTCTGAAGACGGCAGCAAGATTGAACTAGCCGTGGTGGACAAGAGCGACACCACAAGCAACTTCTATTCGCTTGAGGTTGGTGACAACACATCGGGTGCAACCTTTGAGTTCATCTTTGATGTTGATAATCTCAAGATTCTTCAGGGAGATTACCGTGTTTCCATTTCCCAAAAGATTGTGAGTTGCTTTACAAACAAGAATGAACCCCTGACGTACTGGATTGCCCTGAACGGAGACTCTTCTTACGAGGCTTGATCGTGACTACGAACGAAGCGTTGAAAGGTCTGTGGTGTGAGAAGTATCGACCACAGAGTGTTGGTGAATGTATTCTGCCCACAGAAACGGCAGAAACATTCTCTCAAATGGTGGAGCGCGGGGAAGCGCAGAACTTGCTCCTTTCAGGAGGAGCAGGGGTAGGCAAGACATCGGTAGCCAAGGCACTATGCAACGACCTTGGTTGTGACTGGATCATGGTAAACTGCTCGGAGGACGGAAACATTGACACCCTCCGCACGAAGATACGGCAGTTTGCGTCCACGGTCAGTCTTACCGAAGGCGTGAAAAAGGTAGTCATCCTAGACGAATTTGACTACTCTAACGTCCAGTCCACGCAACCCGCGCTCCGTGGTTTTATTGAGGAATTTGCTGCAAACTGCCGCTTTATTCTGACTTGTAATTTCAAGAACAGGGTGATTGAGCCGCTACACTCCCGATGTACCTGTATTGACTTCAGGATTCCGCAGAAGGAAAAGCCGCAGATGGCGGTACAGTTCCTGAAGCGGGCAGAGGAAATCCTCAAGTCCGAGGGAGTGGAATACGACCAAAAGGTGGTGGCTCAACTGGTGTCCAAGCACTTCCCTGACTTCCGCCGAACCCTGAACGAGTTACAGCGGTACTCTGCATCAGGCAAGATTGATGTGGGCATTCTACAGACCCTTGGTGATTTGCAGATCAAGGGCTTGGTTAAGTCCATGAAGGGCAAGGACTTTGGAGGGGTTCGCAAGTGGGTTGTAGAGAATTTGGATAATGACCAGTCTAGGGTGTTTCGTGCGGTGTATGACGGGCTGTACGAGAACCTTGAAAGCGGATCCATTCCCCAAGCCATTCTTATTCTTGGGGACTACCAGTACAAGGCGGCGTTTGTGGCAGACGCAGAAATCAACCTGACTGCCTGTATGGTCCAGTTGATGATGGAGTGCAAGTTCAAGTGACCTACGGACTATCTGATTATTTGAATGCGATCAACGTAAGCAAGGAACCGCTCCTAGACGAGAGCGAGTCGTACACCAAGCAGTCGTATCCGCCGTTCGTGGTGACCCGATGCCTGTCGTATTTCCCTGATACTCTGTTCGCTGCGAACGAGATTAACAGCCGCCCCCACTTGGATTCAAAAATGCACTTTGACTTTCTACGGGGTGCGGTGCGTCCCCGCAAGCGGTTCTCCAAGTGGCTGAAGCGGGAGGAGGACGCCCGTGTAGCCGCTCTAATTGAGTACTACGGGTTCTCGTCCCGTAAGGCACGGGAAGCACTAGTTGTTTTGAGTGAAGCCGAAGTGGAGTTGATCCTAGAGCAAACGCTAAAGGGTGGAAAGGGCAAATAGACTAAATAGTTCCGTGTCTGTTAGAAATTCACAGGGAGTGAGTACAGCATGGAACAAGAAGAACGCTACATGACAATTGCCTCCGCTGATCTATTGGAGGTGATTCTAGTGAAACCAGACGACTTTCTCAAGGTACGAGAAACACTAACCCGAATTGGTGTGTCGTCCAAAGCAGAAAAAAAATTGTGGCAGTCGTGCCACATTCTGCACAAGAAGGGCAAGTACTACATTGTCCACTTCAAAGAGATGTTTGCCCTTGACGATCTGCCCACATCCATCAGCCCCGAAGACTTGAGCCGTCGCAACACTATTGCGTGTTTGTTGGAAGAGTGGGGGCTTGTAAAGATTGTAGACAAAGCAAAAACAGAAAACAAAGTTCCCATCAGCAAAATAAAGATTCTGTCGTACAAAGAAAAGGGAGACTGGGAACTGTGTCCTAAATACCACATAGGGAAGAGCAAAGGCTCAATACCCAAAGAGTGAAAAAGGAGATTCGTAATGAGCAA